AGTCAAACCAGTTGAAGTGTACGCGCCATTACGCCAGAAAGTCCATGTAGCACGGTCAATACCGCCGTAAGTACCTGTACTTGGTGAAGTGCTAATCATAGCCGCTAAACCAACTAAGTTTTTACCTGCGTTACCTGTACCGTCGCCATGTAAGTCGATGTCGATTTTGTTGTTAAGTCTTGCTTCAGCAATTTCAACACGGGTAGCAAGCAATTCAATCATTGCTTCTTTACCGCTGTTAGCAAGCATTTCAGGGCCAGAAATCGTTACAGCGTCTGCATAATGTTTCAAATTGAACTGCGCAGCACTGATTGGAGAATCAGGTGAAATGTTGATAGTTTCGTAACCGCTATAGCTTGACGCATAATTGGTTGCAGGGTCGTTATAAAACAATTCTTGCAAAATGGTTGAGCCACCGCTGATTGTTTTTACGTTACCGCGTTCTTTCAAACGAAGTAATAACGCGTTGTTGTTTGTTAAGTTATCTTGAGCCGATTTGGTACGGCTTTCGATGGTGGTTGCGATAATGTCACTAATCGCGCTGTTTGCAAATGCCATTGCTTAATCCTCGTAAAATTTAAAATCCGTGAAGGCGCATTGCCTGTCTAACGGCTTCTTCAGTAGTTGCAGGGATAACTGTTCGGTTCGCGCCCGCAGGTGAACCTTTAACCGATACCGCTGCTGCCTTTGCTGCCTTTGCAGCTTGGTCTGCCTGCGTTAAATTTTGACGATTCCCGCCGCCTTGCTGTTGAGCATAGACTTTTTGAAACGTATTATCGTTTAACCGCAATGCTTTTTCATAAGCATCATCTAAGTCATTTGCAAGTCCACGTTCTAGCAGGTCTGCCATCGTTGACTGCACCTCAGTAAAATACTCATGACGTTGCGCAAAATCCGAAATTTTAGACTGAATTTGAGCGTCTTCGTGACTTTGTTTAAATTCCGAAGCCTCTCGCAGTTGTCGTTCTTTTTCGTCTAACTGCGCCTTAAGATTGTGCATGGTCGGGTCGTATGGCAAGCCGGCTAGCTGGTTCATATCAATCTGATAATCATGCGCTAATTTCATTAGCATTTCCGCTTTTTCTTGGTATGACCCTCGACGAAGCGTATGTTCTGTTTTTAGAAGATTGAAAAACGCGACGTCTGGCGCGACTTGCATTTCCTCTAAATAATTTTTATATGGGGCAATCGACTTATCAATGGTTTTAGCAAAGTTAGCCGCTGATTTATACTGCTCTATCCCTCTGTGGAACTGTTCTTCACGCTCTATGATATGCTTCTGTACAGTTTCTGGCAACTTTTCTAACTCGGCTGCCGCTTCAGCTTTCCATGATTTCCACGGAGAGCGTTCAGGAGGTGGTGCTTTTACTTCTTCTTCAGGTTCGCTTGTAGATGTTGATTCTTCAAGTTTATCCAGCTCACGCCCAATAATATCATGGGTAGATTGACTTTCTTCTTCTACTGCAACTTCTTCAACTGAGTCTTCAGTCGTCGTTTCTTCGCTCATTTGGAGTCCTTAGTTAGTTTATTCTTGCGGCAATTTCTTGTCGCAACGTTTCTTTTTTACGCTTTTGCGCAAAATGGTCTACTTTGGGCGTCATGTCCTCGTTACCGACTTCACTGCACCCATTGTTCTTTAAATGCCTACGATGCTGACCTCTATCAGAAATCATACTGCCATCAATTTGTGACCTATAAGGTGCAAACTCGGCGTGTACAAAAGACGCTGAAATAACTCGCGTCATTATCGTGTCGCAACACTCCGGCAAATTGTCATAGTCTGCCAGCTTTCTAAAGATGTCTTGCGTTGCTCCGCATTCTTTACATTTGACTTCGTACAGCGGCATTACGCAACATCCTCTGTCCACTCAATTCCTAGATACAAACTAGCGCCAGTTGGTACGGCTTGCCCGTTAAAATTAATTGCTAAAGACTCTGAAGTGCCTCTAAGAACGATAGCTTTGTCATTACGAACGCCAAACTCGTAAGATGTCGGCAGTGCTGCCGCGCCCGGCGTTGCGCTAGCGGATAAGTACGTTTTATGGGCTTCTATTGCAATGCCAGTGCCTAAGGCTGAAGGGTTTGCAGTATAGAGTTTTAATGTTGCTGTTTGCGCGTCATCGGCTGAATCTGCCTGTGCAGCGGTCACGTTAGTTGATGTACCTGCGGTGTTAGCAACGGTGCGCTTAATAATGTAATGGTCATATATGGATGCTGTCGTAGCCGTACCCACAATCTCCACTTTTGTCACGCGAATAATTTTTGTTGCAGAACCAGATATTACAAGCACGTCTGTAGCGGTTGCCACAGGTGTAATGTCCTGCGCAACATATCGAAAAGTGGCGCGTGTACCGTTGGTGCTTATGCCTACAACGTTGCCGTCGGCTCTTGCAGCGACTGGAACACCAGTGCTACTGACAGCGGATATAATTTCGTACCCCATTTTAATCTCCAATCATAATAGTAAAAGTATGGCTTCTTCGTCGTCACGCTCGTCTTCAAGCATTTGCGCGATAGCAAGCTCTAGTGCAGCTTTTTCAGTTTCCGTGCGGAGGATTGCTTCATAATCTTCAACAAAAGTAACAGGCTTTTCTTCAACTTTAGGTGCAACCTTAGCCTTTGGTTTAGGCTCTCCAGTAACTGCTTCAACGGCGTCTTCAATTGCTTTTTTAACGTCGGCGCTGTTGTTTTTGTATTCTTTTTTCTTGGCTTTTAAGCCGCCGCGTCTAGTGTCAATTAAAAACGGTGGTATTTCTGAGCCCGTAGCTAAAAAAATAATATCATCTAACGTAACCGCTAATACGCCCGTTTGAACCTCATTCCCCGCAGCTACAAATGTAATATCGTCTAACGTAACCGCTAAAGTACCGCTGTTAACTTTGCCGCCTGTGGCTGCAAACGCAATATCTTCTAACGTAATTGCTAATATTCCCGTTTGAACTTCATTGCCTGTAGCAGTAAAGATGATGTCCGCTAACGTAACGGCTAACGTGCCGTTGTGCGTTAGCTTTCCTGTACTAGCAAACGTAACGTCATCAAGCGTAACGGCTAATGTGCCGTTGTGCGTTAGCTTCCCCGCGCCAGCAAACGTAACGTCATCAAGCGTAACGGCTAACGTGCCGTTGTGCGTTAGCTTTCCTGTACTAGCAAACGTAATGTTATCAAGCGTTATGGACGCCGTCGCTTCAATGGTAGACCATTTAGCGGTGTCCCATATTCCAGCATCCCATAAAGCCATTATGCGTTACCTTCCGTAATGGTTGCAGAAGAAATAGCCACACTATCACCCGTCGTAACAGACGTACTTGATAAGTTAATATTGCTAGCTGACGTGCCAACGGTTAATCCTGATACGACCAATGTCGTACCGTCTGATTTATAGATACTTGCGTTAGCTGCTGTACCTGTTGCGCCAGCAGTGCCTGCTGTAATTGCGCTTAAGGTAAGCACTCCGCTAGAAGCCGCGCCAGCAAACGGTGTTCCGCAAACGCATTCCACTAGCTGAACTGCGCCAGAAGTATAAATTCTAAGTTTAGCGCCGTTACCAGCAAAAGTGGTAATTGCATCCGCGCGTGAATTGCGCAAGGTAGTGTTAAGTGTGACTGCCATTTATTTGACTCCTATAATTTTGCCGTTAGCGTCCCGAACAACTTGTTTTGGACGAGTTACTTGGTTGTGCATCTCAGACATTCTGTCGAGCAATGCTTGGTTTTGTTGATTTGCCATTGTCATCATTTGAGTCATGTTCATGTTAACGCTGTCGATAACATTGCCTAGTGAGCTTGACAATAATTGACTGACTTGAGGTGTGCCCGTTTCGTCAAGCTCTGTCATTGCATCCGCGTCTTTTCCTGCGTTAAGCGTTAAGACGTGTTGCTTCATGCTATTTTGAGCTTGAATCTGTGCAATAGCAATTCTAGTGTCGTTATCAAGCTGTGTTTTCCATCTATCAAACTCGAGTTTAGCTTGTTCAAGCTGATTGCTTGCTTGAAGTTTCACTTGTTCAAGCTGCATTGCCGCCTGCTCTGACTGTTGTTGTGCTTGCATCTTCATTTGGGCAATTTGCGCCTCGGCTTGTGTGCGTTGCTCGTCTTTGCTTGGTGGTTGAGGCCCTTGTGCTTTTTTAGCCGCTTGGTCAACAAACTGTTCAAGTACGCCTTCAAGTTCACGCCCTGCTTTAAATCCTCGAACACCATAAAGCAATAGCTCTCCAACTAACGGCGCTATAGCAGGGTCTTCTTTAACCGCGCCAATACCGTCTTTAATAAAGCTACTCACCGCTTGCAAAAACTCCATGCGGTTTGCTTTTTCAGTCTGTTTATCAAGCTCAACTAACGTGTCTGTCTGTATGTCAACGTTAAAGACTCTAGCAGGCTCATTTTTAAGTATCTCAATTGCCTGCTGCGCAAATTGAGCGTCAGGCGTGTTCATAATACCTGACACTTCAATTAATGTCTGTGGTTGGTATTTTGAGCAGATAATCTCTGACTTCATGCGTAGAATTTCACGCGCAAAGCGGTAAAGCCCATCTTTCATGTTGCCAAGACGAAGCGACGCAAATTGACTTTTAATTTGTTGCGCTGTCGCTGTTTCACTCGCTACCGACGCGCCACGCATAATGTCGGAAAGCCCTGTTGTTTCGTAAATAATTTGTTTACATGCTTCACGCGCTTGATATAGCTGTTGCAGTGCTGACGCAACGTCGCCAAGTGGCATAAACTGAACCGCACCTTGCAATCCGCCTTTTTCAACAAACGCCGCCCAGTTTTTGACAGGAACAAGCACCCCATCATTACCTTCTTTCATCAAGCGTTCAATCGCAGGCTCGTCCGCCGCGTAAATACCCATCACTTTGAGCGCTTTGGTCAAATGCTTGATTCGACCTGTTAACTCGTCAATTTCGTCTGCTTGGTCTTGATAAAGTAAGAAATCAGCTACAGGAATCAGCGTCCCTGTTGATGTAGTTGCAAAGTAAGGCTTAGGGCAAGGGTAAAAGCTAGTCAAGCCTAGAGGGTCATCTCTGTGGTCTAGGATGACATCGTAATTATCCGCAATCCAATAGACGCATTTTTCAGCTTTGCACCAAATTTCCCAAATTTCCGCTTTTTTATCGGCTTTAGTGGTTTCTTTGTCGCCGTCTTTACGGTTTGACGTGTTAGTTAACGGGACTTTCTCAAAAATGTCGCCAAAACGCTCAATCCCTTCATCTAACGTCATATAGACGCGACGCGCTACCCATGTCACCTCGTCCCATGTTCGAGCAGGTAGATGTGCAAAGTCTTGCCAGTAGACATAATCCACCGGTGTTGTTTCCGACACAATCTGCTCATAGACTTCAGTCTGTGCTAACCCGTTTTCTTCATCCGGTGTGCGCTCTGCGGTATATTCACTATCGCCCACTTCCGTATAATTGGTAATTTGAGGCTCAAATTCTTCAATCTTAGGTTCGTAGCGCAGCCATGCCACGCCTCTGCCCGGAAGTAGTCTGTCGTCCACCACGCAAGACAGCGTGTCGTGAAAATCAGGGTATTCTTTAATTTCAAAATCAAGAACGCGCTCTAAAATTATGCTTGCTACTCTGCCGGCGTCATTTCTATCGTCAAAGCGTCTTGAAATCTCAGGGTTGGGCGGTTTTGCGTAAATGGCAGGCTTTAGTGTCTGTACGTTAGACCAAAGAATATTAAATCGTGCGTCCGCTTGCTCTGCGTCTTTGCGCTCGTCACGGTAGCGCTTGACAATCTTCTCGCCACGCTCCGTCCACTTCTTATATTCTTCTTGGTAGCGCGATATTTCGTCGTGCCAAGGCTGTGCTGATAGTTTGTCACTCATTATATTCGTCTACCTCTACGTTTCGAGCTGTGCTCCCACAACTCCTCTAAGGACTGGTCTTCCCAGTATTTCGCTTTGGGTTTTGCCGCTGCTTCAGGGCGTTGTTCACGCCATGCAAGACACGCATACCGGAAAGCATCAGCAAAGTGAGATGTCCAATCGTGTTTGGGTCGTTCATTAAACACCTTTTTCTCCACATTATACTCTCTTTGGTACTGTGTGAGCGCTTCCATTCCTTCTTTGCAGCTTGGGTCAAACCAACAGTTTGCTAATGATAACCTAGCGGCTTGTATCCCGTCCATAAGTGATATATTTGGGACAATTCTAGGCGACCAACCAAGCGAGCGAAATTGCTCCTCAATACTTCTACCCGTCTGCAAAGATTTAGCCTTCGCGTCGTGCGGCAGATATAACCATTCGCCATAATCATAGCCTTTGCTCTGCAAAATGTCATGATAATGCGCGATAGGCATTCCACTATTGCTGTAGCAGTCAATAAACCTAAGCTCTTTGCCCGCCACCTGAAACCACCAAATCGCCGTGTCGTCGCTCCACCCCAAATCAATAGCCGCAAATGTCTTAAGTTTACGGTCATAGCACGGTCTTTCCCTACCTGACTGTTTCACTTCGTACATTTCTCTGCCGTAAATAGCTCCCGGTATCGCCGCGTCGAAGTTGCACTCCATCTCCTGTAGCCATGCGTCCTCCGACAACTCCTTTCTCAGCGCGTCAATTTCTTCTTGGTCGAGGATGCCCGAATTAGATGCGGT